AGGGGCGTCTCCTGTGGTGCCAGCGGTGGGTCCAGATTCCGCTCATCACCAACCAGTTCCGCTATACCATCGGGCCGGGCGGAGACGTGGACCCCGGCTTCCGTCCGCTGCGCGCGTTTGAGGGGTCATACATTCGCACGACATGCGATGACTGTCCGTTCGACGTGCAGCTCATGATGATCTCGCGGCTCGAGTATGAGATGTTCGGGCAGAAATGCGTGCTAGGGAAGCCCAACAGCTTCTACTACGACCCGCAGATGGGCGAGGCGTCCTACGATCCAGCGAACGGGCTCGGTGTCCTGTACATCTGGACCGCGCCCTCGGCCCTGACGTGGACGATCTTTCTGGACGTTCAGCGTCCGATCCAGGATGTGACCGCGGCGGGAGAGACATTCGACATGCCGCTGGAGTGGTACTACGCTTTGGTCAAATGCCTGGCTGCTGAGATCGCAGACTACTACGAGGTGCCGGAGGACCGCATCCGGCGTGTGAAGCAGGAAGCGGCGGAGGCGATGGAATACATTTCCGACTGGGGCGCGACGGAACAAGCGCCGTTCTGGTTCCAGCCAGACTACCAGTTCAACCGCAGACCTGGATTCGGCTCTTGAGCACTAAGCTGCAACGCATTCCCTTGGCGTGGCCCGTAGGAACGCGGTCAGGCTCGAGCACGACCAAGGACCCATACATCTTCAACGGCGTGCTGGAGAAGTACGGAGACAAGCTGTTCACGCTCAAGCGCCCTGGGACAGCGAGCTACATCACGCTTGGAGCCGGCGGCACAAGTCAGGGCATCACCTATTACAACGGTCTGTTCTACGGCGTGGTGAACGACATCATGTACCGGCAGACGGGGACCGTGAATGTCGGCGCAGACGGCACAGCCTGGACGACGCTCTCTGGCTCTCCCGACTGGCCTGCTACTGAACTGCAGAACGCCGTCGTGTTCAACAACCGCATCTTCATGATTGGCGGTGTAACGGCATCAGCAGGTATCTGGAGCACCGCTGACGGCGTCAACTGGACGGTCAACTATGGCGGTCAGCCGTGGGGCCTGCGCGACCAGCAGGGCGTGGTGGTGTTCAACAACCAGATGTTCGTGGCCGGCGGATACAACATCACGCTGGCGAGTTGCTTCAACGACGTTTGGTCAACGCCGGACGGCACCAACTGGGTGTCGATCTCCGATCCAGGTGTAGCCGGATGGACTGCCAGATGCGCTCATTGCTGCGTCGCAGCCAACAACGGCATCTACATCTTCGGCGGGTTCGATCCGACGACAGGTCCTACGTACTTCAACGACGTCTGGTTTTCCAGCGACGGCATCAACTGGGTGGAACTCACGTCGGCTGCACCGTGGACGGCACGCGAGGGAGCGTCGGCGTTCTACTTCGAGAACAACCTGTGGATAGTTGGCGGCTACGACGGCTCCAATTACCTTGAGGACTCCTGGTACAGCCCTGATGGCATCAACTGGGCCGCTGGAGGCATAGGCATCTTCTCCGGTGCCGGGCGCAGCCACACTTACTCGACCGTCTACCGCGGCCAAATGTGGATGATCGGAGGCCAGATTGCTGCAGGACCCGGAGTTTCCTCGGACGTGTGGTCATCGTCTGACGGCATCTCGTGGACGCTGGTATCTACCGGAGCGATCACGGCGCGGGGTAACGGGCAGGCTGTGGTGTTCGGCATTCCGACGCAGTATTCGCAGTACAACTACGACACGATCTACCTGCTTGGCGGCGACAGCGGAACCATGACGCTCAAGGAGGTTCTCGTCGGAGACCTGAACGTCAACCTGCCGACAGCATTCCCGCTGACGCCAGACGTTTCGCAGGACGATTACCAGTTCAACACGTTCCTGAGCGGTCGCCTGCTGATCGTCAAGAACAGCAGCAATATGTGGGTGCTGCAGTCCGGCCAGCTTGTCGAGATCACCGACAGCAACTACCCATCCGAGACAGTGCCAGGCATCGTGCATCTGAATGCGTTCATCTACGTCATGACGCCGCAGGGGGTCATTCAGGGGTGCGCGCTCGAGAACGTGTTCCAATGGCCGGCACTCAACTTCCTGACCGCCGACTTCGATGACGACCGCGCTGTCGCGCTTGCCAAGCACCTGAACTACGTGGTGGCGCTCAAGGAGTACAGCACGCAGTTCTTCTTCGACAACGGAGCGAATCAGCCAGAAGGGTCGCCGCTTGCGCCGTACATCAACGCGAACATGAAGATCGGCTGTGTTTCTGCCAAGAGCGTCGAAGTGGTGGACAACAGCCTGTTCTGGGTTGCCCAGACGAAGGGAGCAGGGCGCACCGTAGTTAGGCTGGACGGGCTCCAGGTCACGACCGTTTCTACCCCATACATCGACAAGATTCTGATGCAGACGTCCGCTGCCAACATGCACGGCATCAACATGAGCATCGGCGGCCACCAGTATTACATCGTCAAGACCGGGACGTACACGGCCCTGTGCTACGACACGACTTTCAACGAATGGTACGAGTGGGATACCTTTGGCTACCGGGACTTCGTGACGAACGGCAACGTCGCCGGATGGTTCCTGTGGTCGACGACTGGCGGGAACCTGGTGCAGACCGATCCGACGCTCTACACCGACGTCCTGAACGGCACCTTTTCGTTCTATGTGCAGACTGACAAGGTGGATTTCGGGAACACGGCACTCAAGTTCTACGGCAGGGCGGTCTTGGTCGGAGATCGGTCGAACGCCACACCAAGCATTACATACTCCGACGACGACTACACGACGTACACGAACGCGGGTACAGTGGACATGCAATCTAACCGTCCGTTCCTGTCGCGGCTCGGGTCGGCTCGCCGGCGTTCGTGGAAACCCGTTCAGACCGACGCCTACCCTGCCAGGTGGGAGGCGCTGGAGATAGAGTTCTCGCAGGGCGAAAGCTGATGGACGCCAACGCAAACACCGCTTCCGGCCTTGCGGAGATGCTCCGCAACTACGTGAGCGGCTGGAACTCGTACAGCCAGGGACGGCAGACTGCTGCGCCGACGTGGACCGGCCCGGCAGCTTACGGACTTCGTGGCTATTATAATGGCGAGCGTATGTACAACTGGACAGAGGGCGACATGAACTCCGTCCTCGCTCGCCTGCGCCAGTTTGATCCCAATGCTGCGTTCACGCAGGGCGAGGAGCAGTTTGGGGAAGCAAGCACCAGGCCCTACTACCAGTTGAGTTTCGATCAGTCGAAGCTGCCCGCTGCTACCGGGGGCGAGGCGGTGACGAACTACGGCACCTACGGTCGAAACCGGCTGTTCAACGATGCACTGACGTACAACGACCCTAACTACGGGCCGATGACGGTTGGCGCCAACATCAATATGAGCGACTCTGGGGATAGACTAATGAGGATGCTCGGGCCGGCACTCATCGGCGGCTTCATGGGGCTCGGAGCCGGCGGCGGAAGCTGGCTGACGCAGCTATTCTCCAAGCTGCCGCAGATGGGTCAGACAGTTTCCAGTCTTGCGCAAGGCCCGGTCAGAAGTTCTGTGACGCCACAGCAACTGATGCTGCTGGCGCTGCTTTCAAGGATGAGAGGCTGACATGGCCGACACAATGCCTTTTGACACTACGTCGATGCTCAACCTGTCGTCCGCAGGAGGCAACCCGCTGGCTGGAATCGCACAGCTTATCACCGGGATCGCCAACCTTGGAACCGCCAACAGCGATCTTGGCTATGGGCGTCAAGCGGCTGGCATGGCAGATCCGTGGTCGAGCAATCGCGGGAACTACCAGAATCTGCTCAACGCCTTCATGGGCTCTAACGCGGTCAATCCGGCAACAGCGACGGCTGGAACCCAGAACGCGATCTCCATGCTTGGCAACCTGTTGTCGAACCCGGCGTCGCTGGTCAACATGCCAGGATACCAGTTCGGCCTGAATCAGGCTCTGGAGTCGGTGAATCGGGGAGCGGGTGCCAGCGGGATGCTGAACAGCGGCAACCGCCTTGCCGCCCTGCAGGACCGCGGCAACCAGTACGCGCAGGGGTGGCAGAACCAGATATACAATCAGTTGCTCGGCAACGTGAACGCCAACGTGGCAGCCGACCAGCTCGGTCTGGGAGCGCAGCAGCAGGGGTACAACGAACTCGCCAACCTTGCCGGCGTGAATGCCGGAAGCCCTACTGCAGCCGCGCAGGCACTCCTGAACGGCGTGCAAGGCCGCAATCAGGCGCTCGGGTCCGGCTTGGGCGGCATTGCCCTTGGCGGTTCCAGCCTGATGAACACCGTGCTGCCCGCGCTGCAGCGTATGCTTGGTGGCGGGGCCGGTGGGATCGACCTGAGCAGCTTTGCCAACATGCCGGTGCAGACGCTTCTGCCGAACATGCAGCTTCCGTTTGGCGTAGACCAGTTGGGGCTGCCAGAGATGGCTCAGTTGCCCGTGGGGAACGACTTCGGGAATCTGATGGACCTGTTCGGCGGATCGTCAAGCAACGCTTTCGACGTTGGCGGCATGTTCGACAGTATCTTCGGTGGTGGCGGAGGGTCCGGTCTGGAAGGATTCATCACTAACCTGTGGGGGCCGTGACATGGACCTCGTTACTCCTCTGATGAACACGCTCCGGCAGGGGTACACCAACGATCTCCTGCAGGCGCAAGCGCAGGATACGCAGGCGTTGGCTCAGCAAAGAATGTTGGGGGTGCAACTCGGCCAGCTAAGGATGAACCAAGAAAGTCAAGCGTCTGACGCTCTGCGTAACGCGCTTGCTGGTCAGCCGCAGATGGATCAGAGCCTTCTTCCGT